GTTGTAATAGTTAATGAAAAACCATTTGGGGTGACTTGGTTACTTACAATATAGAAAGCAACAACAGGAGGATAGGTAATAGTAACGTTGTTTGATAAAGTACCAACATATTCTTGAATGAGAGATGTTGCTTCCGTAGCAGATAATGAATAAGATCCTGCGGTAACTTCTTTAGTAATTGATGAGAATAAGAATCTTGTGCTTACACCATAACCTACAGTCACAAAGTCTGAACCGTCACAAATTATAATACATGACTCGTTAGGTTGAAATGCTTTAGATGAGGCAAGGTCAATTGTATTAATTCCTGAGGTCGATATAGTAAGTGTACCTGTGCCATTATTTTTAAAGAAACAAAACCAATTATTACCTAATGTAGAAGCCGCGGGTAATGTAGCAGATCCTGTTCCACCACTCCAAACCTTTGTTTGACTTCTGTCTGTATCTAAGAATGTATATCCTGCGGTAACGCTTGATACGGGAGCTGTTTGATTAAGTGTTGCTCCTTCGGCTTCCAAACCAAATCCTGCTAACGTTGTTGCGTCAGGAGATGATGTACCAATACCTAATGCAATGTTTGACCATGTACCTGAAGCAGTAGAATTGCTAGTAATGTAAAAGTATCTTGTTCCACCCGCTGTAATAGTACCTAATGTAGCTCCTGTAGAACTTTTAATAGTTAATACAAAAGCGCTTGGGTTCTTAATAAATGCGTCTTGACCTACTGATACTTGATTTGCGGGAGGCATAAATACAGACAAACCACTTGTTGATGGTGTGATGTCCATAATACGAGCGGCTACGTTAGTAGATGTATTTCCATTAATGGGCCATACAAGCGTTAAATCAGCAGAGATTGAATACGATGCGTAACTTACATCGGTAGGTTGTATAACGTCTCCTGTAAAGGGGGAGGTGTATATAGTCATAATTAAGTATCAAGAACAGTTGCCTGTCTGTCTCCAATTCGTTGAGTGTTTTCTGTTTTAAGCGTATTCATAATAGCTGTATATTGTTGTTGCCACATAGGTGTACGCTCATCATTTTTAAGGAATGGCATAGCTTGTAGCAATGATCCATAAAGCATGGCTTGTGGAGCATAGATAGTGAACCAATTAGTTTGGTTTGTAGAATCTAATGGCTGTACGCGTTCGTAGTATAAGACCTCGAAGCTGTAGTTTGATGCAGGGGTAGGAGCAACTAACCAATTATCGTAGTTATAATCGCAATAGAATTTAGGTATACCTGTTTGTGTATCATCAGGCCAATACTCTCTTAGATATTCATACTTGCGCAGTAAGACAGGTTGACGTTCACCTGCTACAGTAATGTTCATAGATACGGTTTTGTGCCAACGAGCAGGCTTTTGTATCGTGTTTTGTGCTGTTGTAAAAGTTGAGTTAGCTACATTAAGATTGCCTAAAAACTTAATTTCAGACGCAATGACTTGCTCTGCTAACATAATAAAGAGAGGGATCTTTTCTAGCGTAGCTGTGTCTGTACGCTCGAGGTATGATTGAATGTTTTCAACCAAGCTATCATAGGTCATTGCTACTGCTGTTGTCATTCTATACCCTTTAAAAATAAAGCACGCTCGTCATTACGACGCGTTACTAGGCCTTTAAATACTTTGCCACCCGCTTTTGTATATTTAAGAAACTCGTCAGCGGCGCCTTTAATATCTCCGCGCAAAACCTTTTGACGGAGGGTTGACGCCTGTAGTCTCCCAAGACCACAATTAAAAGCAAAGCTACACAAGCTATCGAACTGACTTTGTGTAAGAGAAACGGGACATAATCGTGTAACACCCTTTTCAAACCTCGCTAAATCTTGTCTTAATATTTGATCAATTTCTTGGATTGTAAACGATCTATTCCATTCTGAGGGAAGAGTTTTTCCGTTTCCAATAAGGTGACCGACGCCTACTGTGTATAGCCCAATACAGTCTTGATATGGCCTTAACCTTACACCCTCATGGTGTTTGATCATTTTTAGAGCTTCGTTTGAAACTTTCATTTGCCACTAAACTTTTCCCATTGGCGAGACCCAAAATAAAAGCCAATTATGCTTGAAACAATGGCCATTTCTTGGTCTGAAAATACTTCAGTCATAGCTATGCTAAAGTCAACACCTGTCCAAATAGCCCAAGCTAACCCTGCTACATCGGTAAATACAAGCAATCCGACAAAGGTAAATGCTACATAAGGACGTACTTTTGCGTTTAAATCTACAACAGGTTGTGAAGCTTTATCCATAAGAGTCTTGTCATGGTCATATAAAGCTGTTCTTTCTTGTGCGTATGTTTCAGCTTCTACTTGATGAAGACGTAATTCCTCAATCTTTTCTTGGGATTGAAAGCCTTTTTCAGCCATAGCAATTTGTTGTTCCATAGCCATTTTAGCCATGGTTTGCTCATGCTTTTGATCTGCTTTATTTTGAAAAAATGAAAGTAGGTTAGGTAAGCCTGATGAAAATATACCTAATAAACCTGAGAGTATGGATAACATTATTTGCCTTTCCTTTGCATGTCGTGTTCTTCTAAAATACGGATGCGAACATTAAGTTCACCCATTTGACTTCTAAGTTCTTCTTTAAGTTTAGCCCTTGCTTCTGCTGATATTGGACTATCTGTAGGCACACCTTGGGCAGTTATAAGTGCAGGCATCTTTGATTTAATATCTATAAGATCAGCTTGCATACCTGATAGCGATGATAGCATCCAAGCAATAGCTGAAATAATTACAGGAAACATCATGCTCGTTAGTTTTGACAAATCCATTATTTATCCTTACTTTAAAACAATGCTAAGTAATAAAAGAATAATGGCACCCGCAGATGCCATTAAAATACTTTCTAATCTTTTTAGTCTTGCGCCTATTGCCTCATATCTTAAAGCACATATTTCTTCGTGCGTGCTTAAACGGTTATCAACATCGTGTATTTGTTGCTGAGACATAGAATCATTCCTTTATTCTGTTTCTGTTTCTTCAGTTTTTTCAGCTTCTTCACGAGCTTTAATAATTGCTTCAGCTTGTGGAGCACCTTGTTCTTGAATTTGTTTAATCAGAGAAAATACATTCTGATAAGGTAATGTACCTAAATTTGCAAGTAAAGCGTTTGTATCTTCTAAAGACAATTCTAATTTAATCACTTATCTCTCCTGTTTGTTGATGTAATTATAAATAGTTAAAGCCCACTTTTTAGCGTCTTTTTTCTTCACTTTAAACGCATAATTTGTTGGGTTTTGAAAAACAACATCAGTATTGGTATATTTGCTTGACCTTACTGTGTCGAGCCATATTAACATATCAGGGTTAAAAATGTCTCTAATTTGTTTGGTAGGTGCTATAAAATCAGCTATCACATAGTCAGCTTCGTTTTTTTTGGCTAACTTTGCCATTCTTTCGGCTTGTCTTATTCGACCTTCAGGACTAAAGTCCCAATCTTTATTAGCCTCTCTAACCTCGTCGCCATTAATGCGAATCGACGACCTTTCGCCACCTTGAAACAAACTATGTAATTCTTTAGCTAACTCTGACTTACCTGATCCTGATAAGCCCATAATTAATATTTTCATACAAAGTATTTAAGCTTTGGAAACTGTTCTATTATTTGTTCTTGAATTTTTAATGTTTTAAAGTCTATTGGCATATAAGGAATAATATATTCATCTGTATTGCCCGCTTCATCTACATTTATATATTTGTTGCTTCTTAAAAACTCATTCTTTATATGTTTTACATGAAAATTAATATCAACAGGAATGTATTTAATTTCAAAAAATTCACATATTTGTTTGGCTATAAATTGTGGATTTTTAAATAAATCATTAGCTTCTACAAACATTATATCTTTTGAATCTATAGCCCAAAACATTCTATCTACCCATAATGTAGCTTGAAGCAATTCAGGGCTATAATCATGTTCAATCATTTTTGTTTTTCTATGAAACCTTTTTTCCATAACATTAAGATGAAAGGATACTGATTTGCAATCTTTTTTCTTTTGTATTTGGTCATGCAATTTGCGATATAAAAATACTTTTTTACCTTTTATAAAAGGCATTAAATAACAACATACACTTGAATATTTAATTAATTCATTATCTTTTTGATGTTGATCTATAAATTCTAACGGATTTTCTTGATTGTAAACTTGATGGGACCAATCAGGTTCAGCTAATGTAGGAAGTGATTTACTTAATAAAGCTGATAAGTAAGTAGATCCACAATGCGAGGTATGAAATATTGAATACATATCTTATATTTTAAGAAGTTTAAATGCTAAAGAAACTCTTAATCCATTAAAATGTTTACCTAAAGGCATAGCAAAGTGTTTTTGATTATTTTCAAAATAAACTGCGGAATAAGGAATATTTTGAATTAAAGTGTTATTTTCTAAAAAATAAGTTCCGCCACCCCATTCTATATTCCATTCAGGATTGCAATATATTAAAAATGTTCTTCCATTTT